CCTGTAGCACCATCAGAGACAATAGGGACAATCTCTTGGTCGATGAGAGTGGTCACACCTCCAGCGAGATACAGTTCACAATTGATTGCAACAATCCCAGCGGAAGGTGTGTATGCTTTAGAGACCTCATTTGCAGAGGATGTATATTTCAAGGTCCATGTAGAACCATTGGCCGATTCATAAATCTTGAAACGTCCAGCATAGTTTACAGGGGAGCTGGTCCCTGTTTGACTTTTTGCAGAAAATGTAATAGTGGTAGGGGTGTATGCTCCAGCGATGCTTTTCTTGATTGCTGCAACACTAGAGACAAGCCAGTACGCCGTTGCTGGCGCACCATTCGCTCCCGGACTGCCATTCGCACCAGCGGAACCTTGCTTTGACCTAGTGATGGTGAATCGAAGTGGAATGGTTGTGTATCCAGACCTAGTTGCAGAAAAGTCCACATACCCAACGTCAGCGGACAGGGTTTCTACCGTGTAAGTCTTTCCAGTAAGAGTGCCTGTAACATTCGTTGGTGTGGCTGTTACGCTCCAGTTAGCTGAGTCGTCAGAGGTCCCTACCAATATCTTTACCGTAGTGCTACAGCCATTGAAATTCCCATTATTCCCCGCACTGTCAGTTGGTACAACATGGGAATCATTGGTAAGGAGGCCCATGATAGAAGGGGTTCCTTGAGGGCCTTGCGCTCCAGTCTGACCAGTGACACCCTGAATACCCCGTGGACCTTGGATACCTTGAAGACCTTGGGGGCCTGTTGCCCCATGAACGCCTATTACAAAAGGTTCTACATAGGTTGGAGTTGTTCCTGTTGACCAGTTTATTATTTCGTAATTCCAAAGGTACTTGTTAGTCGTGGTAGTGGCTGGAGGAGTGTCAAACCACGTATTTCCTGCCCTAACTATTCCTGTAGCATTAGGAGATACCAAATACTTTTCTTGAATTGAGGTAATAGCCCTTCCAGTATCTCCTGTGACACCCTTGTCACCGTACACCCCGATAATGACAGGTATTGTGGGTTGGTCATCGCCTTCGCTGAAGTGAATCTTTTCGTAATTCCAAAGGTACTTCTTTGTAGCAGTCATAGGCTGTAGTGTTGTACCCCATCCTGCTGTTCCTGTAGTCACTCCTGAAGATGCTGTGGTTGCTAAATAGTACTCGGTTACGCCTGTGACACTGGTGCCTTCAACACCTCTAGGTCCGATATCCCCGGTTGCTCCCTTTGCTCCTGTATCGCCTTTAGCACCCGTATTCCCTTTCTGCCCTTGATCTCCTGTTATTCGTATCGGGCTTTGCCAAGGTTCAAACGTTCCATCAGGATTCGCCATGTGCTCCTTCTTCCACACATAATACCCAATCTCAGGAGGAGGAATTGAAGGTCCCCACCCCGTTGTAGGTGGAGTGGTTGGAGAAGTGCTCTTTGCGTACTGAGCCACCATTGTAGACCCATCCAGAACGTTGATTATTGTTTTTTGCCCGATACTTATAACAGCCATGATATCTCCTTAATTAACAGTACAGATAAATGTTGCTTTTGCAGTGACATCAGAAGAACCTATAACTTTATCCTTCCCTGTACCTGCTGCTGTGCTATTTCCGTCCTTGTCTACTTTAGCCCAAGTGTATGTATACTTTGTCCCTGCCACATCAATCTCATTCCCGTTCTGGAAAAGCTTCGCAGTAAGAGTGGTTGTTACCACCCCATTCTTAAAAATTTCTCCATTAGATGATACCACATCACAGAAGGTTGCGTCATTGAAATCCATGACTGTTGTTACAGCATCGTAGGTATCCCCCCTAACAGTGTCGGTGATCTTTGCCTTGTATTGCTGCAGGTTTGTGATATCAGCGTGGGCTACTGTCAGAAATTTCGTGGTCTGCCCTGCAATAGTCGTCCAAGTAGCTCCAACCAACTTCTGCCATACATAGGTCAGGTCTGTGGTATCTAGGGTTACACCCCTATAAAGTTTAGCTTCCAGTTTTATTGTCGCAGGAGTCTCGTTCTTGAAAGCAAACCCGTCATCAGAAACAATATCTGCAAGGGCAACGTTATTACCATCTGTCACCTTGTTGAAAGTAATGCTGTTGGTATAAACCAAATCCAGCCCTGTTGTGGGATCGGTGTAGGTAATAGTACAGATATACTCAACAGAGAAAACGCTTGCAGAAAATGGTATGGTAGTCACTTTCAACGCTTTAGGGAAAGCAGCGTTCATTGTCTCTCCTGCGGAAAGGGCAACAGGGGTAGCTTGGTTGTTATTCTTTCTAGTCCAAACTACAGTTTTTATCCCTGTACCTGCTATCATAAGGTCTGTAGCCCCACCTGCTTTGAAAAGGCTCGGTGTAACAGTAAGGTTCGTAGTAGTGAAATCTGGATTGTATGTCTCACTGTTCCCGTCATATCTTACACTCTTTGATTGGTTGCTTGATAACCATCCTGTGAGAGTAACCGCATCGTTAAAATCAATAATCGTAATCTGTCCAACACTAACAGCCATTCTTAGCTCCTTTTTGTGAGAAGGTCGCAGAAGAAGTTCGTCTTCCCTGCCACATCATCTTTCATTATCGTCAGCATCTTCCCTCCTGTAGAGTAATGTGCTGAATTCCATACATCATCGCCATGAGAATCACTGCTAGTTCTCCTCCAGCGAAAGTCCGTCTCCCCGAAAAGAGATGTTATATCCTCGCCCCCCTGCCAAACCCTCACCTCCAATAAAGTCGTAAAAGGCTGGCTCATCCTGAATGTTGTCCCATTATGAGAAATTATCTGAATCTGGTACGCATCCTCTCCAGCAGGGCCTTCCAACAGTTTGTTTATAGTTATTGCTGCAGTTTTCCTGTAAGTCACCAACTCGCTTACTTGATGGTTAAAGATACAGAGGAATGAGGCGACACCGCCTACAAGATCATCAACAGATACATTGATACTGTACCCTGTCAGTGAGTTCTCCTCATTCCACACGACATCCCCGTTAATGTCATTTGTCATCCTTTCCCATCTGTAAGACTCAGGGAAAAAAGATGTTGTCACATTAATATTATCATTCATAATAACTACAGAGAGTGTTGTTGGATCATCACCTATTGAGTCGCCTTTTGATGACAATATGGTTGCAGAAAGCTTTACCCTCCTGTCTATCCCGTCTATGTATCCAGTGTTATAAGCAAAAAACTTGTCATTAAGCACCTGTATTTTAGTATAATAATCAGAAAACAGTGAGGTAAAATTGGTAATTGCAGTTATATCAGAGCCTTTCGACATATCCGCTAGGATAAGGTCCAGCATATTAGTGAGGTCAGAATGACTTGCAAGATAATCAGTATAGATAGGTGAATCTCCCATACCTATCTCCAAAGCTTCTACCACCACATTAAGATGTCTAGAGTTGATTGCTTCATACTCTCTCAATAACCCCTGTTTCTCAGAGACGGACAGATACTTGTCACTAGAAAGCCTTTCAACCTCTTTCATTAGACCATCTTTGTCTATTATTACAAGGGTTGTATTCACATCAAGAGTTGTCACTGCACGTGAGGACTTAGTAGGCTTTGTTAATACTATGTTGTCCGCATAGATAGTGTGTCCTATTTGGTTTGTTTTCTTAGTAGCCATTTATTATCCTTATGCCCATACTATCATAAGTCTCCCATTCTATCACCATAAGCACTGTTAAGAAGATACCATATATTCTCTTCAGTTAAAGATTTGTAAATCTTCTTTCCTGCACCTGCAGCAAACCCTCCAAGTTCCGCCCCACCGAAGCCCATATTTATCAATGCTTTTTCTATACTTTCCTTGCGTTTTTCAGGGTCTTCTACTTTATTAGCAGACCATAATTGCGCTAACTCAGAGACCATTGGCATAGAGGTGTCAGGGAAATATTGGTTCTTTACGATAGGTGCTACAAGAGGACCAACTACAGGTACAACAGAAAGCATCGTTCCTTGTATCTCTCCTAATACTTTATCCCAATATTCATCATCATCATCACCATCAGCTCTCAACATACCCCCTGAAAGGAGCACGATACCTGCTGTGTTTATCCCTAGTGAGACAATACTACCTATAGCCTGATGGAACATGTGTTCCTTCAACTCAAAAGGAATGTCATATGCTATGTTCAAATACTTGTTAAGCTGGTTTGTGAACATGAGGAGAAATTTCCAGATAGGGCTACTGCTACTGTAAAGCATCGCATTATCTTTGAAATTTCCGGTAGGCTGTGTATCGTTGATAAATTTGGTAGCTTTCATTGCGGCCATTTCAGGAGATAGATTGTGCGCAATCGAGTTATTGTAAGACCCTATCCACAAAGTATTTACAACAGCTTTATCCATAGCTTTTATCAATCCCATAGAGAATTGAGCAAATCCTTTCTTGGCAAGCTTGTATTGACTCGTGCCTTCAATGTTCATAAGAGCCTGATATTCTGAGGTGAATGATCTGTACTTTATCTGTGGTGCCATTTTGTTAATAAGCTCCATAGACCCCTTGTAGTCTGTTCCTACCTTAATAAATGCCTTAGCTAGCTCTACTGGGCCGTACTCCATAGCAAATGCACCGAATGATGGTATCTGCTTTAATGCTGTGATTATGTTAAACCCAAGTCTTGCGACTATAAGGTTGTTTCTTACCGCATTGATAGCACTGTCAGCTTCATCTAGAGCTGTCTTGTGGTCAGCTAGGCCATCTATAAACTCTTGAAGTTTTGCCGCATATACAGGGCCTTTCGTTTCTGATATAGCAGAATACAGATCACCGCCATGCTTATTCATGAGGTTTTGTGTTTGACTAAAATATTCAGCACCTGCAATGTAGTGTTCTTGTTGCTTGACCATTGATGCCCAAGATGTCACAACATCAAGATTGAGTTTATAAACCTCACCTGTACGCTGTTCTGTGAAAGTATGCCTAGGATCGCTTGAGGGTTTCCCTTGGTTGCTTTCAAGTACGCTGGAAAACCTCGCATTGTCACCGGTTCCTACAAGTGGGAAGTAATTGTCTTCCCATCCAAGTATTTTGTTGTTGACCTTGTAGTAAGTCTCTTCCACTTCACTTCTCACGCTAGCGAAATCTTCTATCATAAAGTCGCCAAGTTTTTTCTGCGATTCTGTCAAATTGTCTATGATTTTCTCTACTTCGCTATTAGTGAAACCATTTCCATCCAGGTTCCGCAATAACACCTTTCCTTTCTTCTGTTGGTCGTAGATATAAACAGCAATAGCTCGCTGATTTGTTATCGTCTGACCCCTCATGACTACAGGCTCTCCGTTTATTTTGAACTTGTCTATCATGTACTTGTCAGTAAGACCTTCTTTCTTCATAAATTCAGTAGCTTTCTTATATCTCTCGTTTGATCTTTTAAGCTCCTGGTCAATGACACCTTCTACGCCCTTCCATACTGTGCCGTCTTCCAACTTTCCACCGAATATCCATTTCGAAACAGCACCATCCATTTTCCCATCTATTCTTCGCAACCATCTACTACCAGTAAGAAGGTTGGTTTCGAACATAGATTTTATCAGGCCTTTCTGAGACTCTTTGGATTTACTCGTCTTTGGACCACTTTCATATTTCAAGTTGTCAACGTAGTCATGATAGTCTTCGACAGTTGCAAATTTCTCCCCTGTTCTCTGAGAATAGAACTCAGTCTTGACCCAATTGCTTGCAGACCGGCTCTTTTCTTTTCTCTCAGTCAGAAGATGACGTGCGGCAGCCTTCATTTCCTTCATGTCTTTTTCAAGTTGAATGATTTCATCTATAGACATGTTAGACAGTGTACTCTTGAGCAATAGAACATCGTCTGAAGCTACAAAATAACTCTTGAGAACACCAGGAAGAGTGTCGAATTCTACCCCTATGTTTTTTAACAACACCCTATAGTCGATACCTTTAGGATTAGGGGTTCTTAATATGGAGAGGAATTTTTGCATAAGATACGTCATGCGTGCATCAGCAGTGTTTACGCTATCTTTTGCATGGACATCAAGCTTTGATGTGATTTTTTTGATTGCCGCTTTTGTTTTTAATGCGTCTCTAGCTATCTTTACCCTTTTCAGGTCAGCCTTTGCTCTGGATAGTGCTTGTGATTTGTCCTTCAGTTTTTGTAAAGTTTCCGCACGCCCCTCGTCAAGGCTTGCTGTTTCATCAGCCTGTTGCTCAAGCTCGGCTGTGATCTCTGCTATGCGTTCATTTATTTCTGCTATGTTATCCGACATAGCTTGTATCGACCTGTTCTTATTTTCAATAGACGTGGCTTTGGATAGATTATCTTCTATGATTGCGGTGAGGGTGGTGTCTGTCGCTATGTTTTCTTCTATCATGGTCCTGATCTCTTCAGAAAGTTCGCTATTTAGAAGGTTCTTCACTTCCGTATTGGAAACTCCCAAACTGTCGACACCTTCTCCAGTCTCAGTACCCTCGATAGCCCTCTCATATGATAACTGTGCTGTCTCACCATCCATTTCATAAATCATTCTGCGATATTCCCTAACATTGTCTATCAGAGCTTTCCTGGCGTAACGTAGGGTATGTTCAGACGGATTCACATCGTTGGCAAGCTTGAAAAGATATCTGGATATGCCAGATTCTTGCTTTGGGTCCAAGTCCCCTGTAAGCATTGATGCAACCTCAAGGACAAACGAATCATCAGACAATGCCGCCTTGAATCCTTGGTCTGCTACTTTTGGAGTCATGAGTTCAATCTGTTGCTTCATTCTACCAATAAAGCTTTCAGCATTACCTATAGAGTCTTCTATATTGTCAAAGGTTGTCCTGTCCTGTTCGTGGAGAATCTCAAGAATCCTCTTATTTTCATTTTCAGCAGGAGTAACTACCTCTTCACCCGTCTCTTCATCATAGGAGGTAATTTCTTCTATATAAGCGTCATAAGCCTTCTCAAATTTTGATACAAGCATATCGTCTTGAGCGTACAGTCTCCTGAAAGATATTTCCTTGTCGGCCCATTCCTCACCTTTGAACATTGCGAGTTCATAGTCTCTTGGATACTCCTTGTTCTTGAGCATGTCCTGGACACGTTTCTGTTCTTTCTTGTACTCCTTGGAGTTTTTGGAGAGAGGTTTAAGTTCTGGTTGGTTTAGGATATTGAAATCCTCACTATCCCAAGTACCTTTATTATTTACAGACTTAATTTGTGATTTTTCAAATACAGCCAATGTCTCAACGTCACCATCAGTGCTTTCCCTAAGCCAAATCCCATCATATCCAAGTTCTTTGAGTTTTGCTATTGTCTTCTCGTTTTCATAGATCAACCAATTACCATTCTTCATGTAATTCAACATTTGCTTATCACCTGTCCACCCTGTGAGGATTTCAGGCATATAGGGAAGAAGTATCTCATAATCTGTTGATGGGTTGAATGCGTTTTGTACAGAGAGGTAAACAGGCATAACACTTGTTGCATATGCGTTATCTGCTCTTGTTGCGCTTTCTACACCATACCTCTTTTCAACTTCAATCTTTATCTTGCCCATGATTTCATTATATTTTTTTGACCATTCTTCTCCTTCTAGATTGTCTAATGCTTCTATTCCATATTCTTTTGCTAGTTGGTTTTCATATGCATGAGCTTTATCATATAATGGTTTTGCCTCTTCTAACGGATCTCTATTAAATCCCCATTCGCTTGCAAAATCAGGGTTAGTTGAGAAAAAGTACAATCCATCACCATATTCTGTTTCAAATACTGTAAAGTCGCTCTTGGTACCATGATACATAACTAGGGGGTCACCATTGTCATCAACTACCTCGCTATCTTTGAACCATTCTTTGAAAGCTTTCTTCTTTGTTTCTGTAGCTTTCTTTTTAAGAAGGGCATTTCTATACTTCTTGAATGTCTCAGCAGGGTTTATCCCATTATCAGCAAGGATAGTATTAACTTCTGCATCAGAAAGTATTTTTGTTACTTTTGCAGCACCGGCTATTACCCACGTCCCTCTCTGCCCTTCTTTGAACGTGTAGAACCCACCTTTTGGTATTTCATTTCTCAAATCTTTTGTTGGTGAGGCACTGGCTTTCTCCCTGTAATCAACATCCATAGGATATTCAACCTCAGCCCAAACACGTTTCCCATTAGCAGAATTGCTACGGTATACTCCGTTCTCCGTTCCGTCTAAGCCTTTAAGCCAAGGAGCGTCAGGGACTGTAGAGCCAATATGCCAGCCAGGTCTGGGTGCAAAATTCTTAGTAGGGTTATTCTTCGCCTCAAGCCATTCCCCAATAGGGGTAGGATTTTTCGCATCTATGAATAAGGGGAAAAGTTCACCGTCACGCATTTCAAAAAGCTTGTATCCTTTACCTGTTTTGATAGGAGCAACCATAGGTTGATATAGGATATCATCATGCGACTCAATTTCCTTTATGTTCATATCTATAATTTCTTCCTCAGTTTTCCCTTCCTGAACCAAGATATGACTATCATCTTCTGTTGTAGTTTTCTCTGTGGTAGATACTGTTGCAGTTTGCTCTGTGGCATCTACTGTTGCCTCTCCCCGGACTTCAACCTGTAATTTGGTATCCTTATCCAACATTGAGTCGAAAGCCTCTACAATGCGACTGTCGAGGTCTACGGTGTGTTTGATTGAATGATAAATCTCCTTAAACCAGTCTGCGATTATAGCAAGCAACGGTTTTAGTTTTGGAGACAGTGACTTCCCATCCGAAAGATATCCTTCAAACACTCTTGCTAAGAATTCTTCGTGAGTATTGGACCATTCGCTGTCCATAAATGTTTTGGCAAACTCACTGAGGTCAACATCTTTAAACACATTATCTTCGAATAGTTGTCCATGTTCTGATACCCATGTATGGAATTCTTCTGTTGCAGCTGCATCTTGAATTATTTGAGAAAATTCCGCCTGCTTCCCTAAACTCCTAAAAGCTACATGGAATGTCTCATGTGAGAATGTAGAGAAGTCTGAATGCTCAGCCGCATATATAACTGCCTTGAGATCATCCCCAAATTCTACATACCCTCTAAAGCCTTTAAGGTCACCATCTTTAGCAGACCCGAAAATCTCACCATTTTTATAATTAGCTTCAAGGAACTCGTCTATAGTCATGTCTTGAGCTTCTGACATCATTCCAAACATGGCGGCTGCTATCTTGTTTTCATTAGGAGAAAGACTAGGCATCGCTTTCTTGATTTGTTTTTGCAACTTCTTGCTATCAGCCGTATTGAATTTCCTGGCCACTTCTTTTATGTCTTTTGCGTTGTTTGTTGTCTGCTCTGTGTTTGTCGGGGTTGGCTTTGAATCTTCTTTTACTTCTGATTTAGTATAGTCGGTGATGTTGCTTTTATGGGTGAATACTATATCATGAATTTCGCCATTGCTCTCAAGAGAGACTGTATATACACCATTTGCTTCAGTATACCCAGTAACCCTTCCTTGGCTGTTTGTCGCAAATTTCTCTGCTGCTTTTTTTGCATCTTCGGCACTCTTGAAAACTACAGCGTTGTCCTTCCATCCTAAAGCTAATTTATCTGCTATATTCTCTGCAAATACTGATGCCGTTGCCGTACTTTCTCCTGTTTGGTTTTTAACAACAACGTTCACACCCTTAGTGTTTTTCTCTTTTATTGACGCAAAGAAAGACGCATCGTTTTTGTTGGTTGGAATATAGCTGTCGCCTACCTTTACCACTTCTATAGGGCCAGCACTCTCTTTGAAAGTATCCATACCTTTTACAGACTTTGGGATAACTACAGAAGATGGTGAGATCACTTGCGAGTCTTTTGTGAATCCACTCACTTTGTTTGCATCCCTCATAACTGTCGAACTCTTACTGTTTATATTGTTGAATGTAGAAATCACATTTCCAGGAAGCGACATGAAGAACATACCTTTTGTTGTTTCTTTGAATGTTGTGGCAAGTTCTTTTTTTGCCTCTTCGTAAGATGTTGTTGTAAAGTCAGTGTCATATTCCTCGTTATATTTTTTCACCCCTGCATTTACAGCAAGAATATCAATAAGGTCTTCGGACATTTCCTGCACACCCTCAACAACATCTATAACTCCTTTCTTTGCTGCTCCCTTAGCTATTGCTTTCCACGCACTGCTATTGCCTGATTTGAGAATACCTTTTACACTTTCTTTCGTGATAACTTTAGAAGCAAGTTTTTGGGCACCTGTACTGAACATTTTCTCGAACGGGTCGGTAAACCAGTTAACTGCTGTAACTCCGGCCCATACCATTTGAGTAATAGTCCAAATCGCTTCGTCACTTAGCTGGTTACCATCAGAATCCCTGAAATCAACAAGTGTTTTTAGCGTGCCCCCAGCTTCTTGGAATCCAGCATAAGAGGAAGAACCTGCTTTTGCCAATAATGTACCTAACCCTGGCGCTACTGCGTTTACCGCACCGCCTGCCAAATACATACCAACACTTGGTAGACTGGAAGGTAAGATATTCCCTGTTGACACTAGCATATCCGTGAGTTGAGCAAGAGGCATGTAGTCTGTTCTTTTCTGTGTAGGCATTCTCCTTACTTCGTCTAGAAGTTCACTTTTTTTAACTTCAAATTCTTCTGTGTCAAAGATATTAGAGTTGCCCATATATAAGCCCATGTATTTTGCCCCAATTCTCAGGTCATTGGAAGAAGATTTGAAAGAACTAACAAATTCATCAAAAGTGTTCTCGTAGTCCAGTTTCTGCCCAACAGATGCCTCTATCAGCTTCCCAATATTCCTCTCTATGTATGCAGGGTCCATTTCTGGATTTAGGAGTTTGACAATTTGAGCGGCACCTTGTTGTTTTATTCTGGAACTAGGATCATCAGACGCTTGGTAGAATTCACGCAAAACATCCGCTGTGTCGTGCTTAGCGTCATAATCTATCTTGTACACAAACTCTTTAGGTTGGTCGTAAATAGATTTTGCCTGAGGAAGGAGTTTCCTGTAATCTTCAATCTCTCTCTTTTTTGCTTCTAATGGTATGTTCCTATAATCTATCATCACTACCTCCCAATGCTTCGGTTGTTCCATGTTATATCAGTATTGATACCTTTCATATCAATTTTCACAGTTAAGGTAGGGACTTTTCTATTAAATGCAACACCAAGGTATGAAGAGGCTTGTTGCTCTTGCCTATTGTACATGGTTGTCAATTCTTGTAATTTTGGCCTGTAAGCTTCTTCAACTATCTCTGTTATCCTTTCCTCATAACCCTTTCTGCGATTTTCATCATTTCCTGAGAGTCTCCAATTGTTATATAATTCTGCAGTATCAAAACCTACACTGGCAGATGTGTCTATTACAATACTCTCTGTTTGCTTTTTTAGACCACCCTGGATAAGAGCTGCAGGTTGTGCTTGATACTCCCCTTTAGCATCCTGCACCATCCACGATACGCCTACACCACCACTGTCTATCGTTGCATAGTAATTCAAATCCTTACCTGCCTTCGTTACAGTGACCCCCAATTGATTACCGTTTGTATAAGGAGAGGCTTCAACTTTATACCTTTCATTGAAATCTTCAGCAACATCGTTAGATATTTTTGTGAACATGGTGATCCCAGCTATCATGTTTGCTGCAGCAGGGCTTTCTTTTTCTATGGATTTTAACTGTTCTTTCATATCCCCTTCTTCAAAGGAGTATCCATAGTGTTCAGCCACTTCCCTGAATATCATGCCTGAGACATCTTTCTGTTTCATGTATCCATCGGTTTGTTTATGCAACGCTACCTTGTTAGCGATTTCTTTGGTTAGATTTCTTGTATCCTCACTTTCAATGAACCTGTAGTTGCCTTTTTGATAGGAATCCATAAATCTTCCAACATTATTAAGGTCGCCAGTAGGATTGAAAAACCCTCGATCTACCCATGACGCAAAGTCCGATTTCTGCACCGCAACCAAAGAGTTTACAAAATTGCCCCCATCTCTTTTATATGAGTTAAGTTCCGCATCTATGAATATCTGCGTGTAATCAATATCCTCACCACTAACAAAGGCTTCTGAAAGAAGAGAATATAACTCTTGGTTAAAAATGCTCTTTACCCTATCTCTTGCATGGGTTTCCCCAAAAGCTTTATTCATTACAGCATCAGCGGTATTTTTAGCAGTCTTGAACCCTTCAGTAAGAATCTTGTCTCTATACCCCTTGGAAACAAATTCTTTCCCCTCTCTCAATTCTTCAGTGTTTATGACACCTTCCTTATATAAAGAGTCAAGTTGCTCAAGGTACATGTCGTTGGTATAATTGTGGTCTAATTCAAGCCCTCTCAAGTATGCTTGCGTTGCAAGTGGTGCTGGACCTTCCCTGCCAGGTTCTTGAGTTTTAACAACCTTTTCACGTATTGTTTCAGTCTGCTCTTTAGCGGTTTTCTTTATCCCTGCCTCTTTGTCTGTGTTCACTATAGTGTAAGGTTTGGCTGCGTCAAGGTTCCTTTCTGTGATAGGGACAACGCTTTTCTTTGGCAGGTCGCCCCCCACAAGTACCTCTTCTTTACCTTTTGGAACTCCTGGCAGTTGAGAATTAGGTACTATCGTTGCAGAAGTAGAAGAGCTACCATCTTTGTTTTCCTTGGTAGTTAATCCAATATCAGCTTTTTCAGCCACCCCATAAACAATATGCCCTTCCGTGTCTAAGAATAAGCCTATATTTGCAATTTCTGCGGCCAAGCCTATTTCCACACCACCTTCTCTAAGTGAATTGAATAGGGTTACACTGGTATCCAACGGCAATGAATTAGCTTTCCTTATATTTTCCCCATAAGTCTCATATTTTGACACAGTTGCAACATTCTCTATAGGAACGACTCCGTGTTTCTTAAAAACCTCCAATATCTTCGCTTTGTCGAAAGACTCTTCGTTTAAAATCATTGTGTCCAATTCAATTGTAGCCTTCGTAAGCATGTCCGACTCGTACACATCCTGGCTGTTTAGTTTTTTAACAAACTCATTCCAACGTCTTTCTGCGTCTTCTTTGGAGAAGGAGCCTTTATGTTCCTCCATGTATTCATCAAATTCTTTTAAGGTTGTGAAATCTTTCTCTACTTCTGTCAGCTTCTTTGCAGCGTCAGTGTCTGTTACAACTGCGTATCCTTTATCTATTTTCTGTTGATCGGAAGAAAAGTCGGTCGCTAATGATTTTCCTTTGTCTTCAATTGCAATCTGTACTTCCTCTGTAAAAAGTTCAGTGTCCTTCATTCTGGCTAAAGCGTTCTCCACACCTTCAACATCACCATCTTTGATGCTCTTGAAATATGCGTTCATAACATTATCTATTTCTTTGTTTTTAGCCGTGTTGAGCAAGGCATTTACTTGTGGAGCGTATTCGTTTGGGTCGATTCCTTTGTCTGTCAAAATCTTATTGATGGATTCACGGGTCAAATACTCTCCATCAGCACTGTTCGTGATTAAAGAGTTTATTTCTGTCAAAGCATCGTTGAAGATGTCAGTTTTTTTTACTTCATTTTCACCGAGTGTCAATTTGAATTCATTTCGTCTATTTTGGTAATCGTCTCTAGAAAACAAGTGCATCTTATCTTTCATATACTCATCAAAATCACCTAAAGTTTTCAGGTCTTTTATTTTACTTGAAAGTTCAATGTACGCTTTCGTATCTGTCTCGTCTGCAAAATTTTCGAAACTTGCCCTCTTTTCTTCTAATACTCTTGCCGCTTCAGCCTTACCTCTGTTTTCTATATTCAGCCTTTGCGCAACTGAAACATATTCACTCTCTTCCATCTCTCTTAAAGCTTCAGCTTGCCCTTCTTTATCTCCTTCAATGATCGCTGTAAGGTATTTATTCTCCAAACTTGTTGTAATGTTTGATTCCTCTAGGTTTGCGTGTGCCTCTATTTGAGCATTGTATTTATCAGGATCAAGCCCTGTTTCTTCGTATATGGCTCTAAAGCCATCCTTACCAACAGGCCCTTTGGCCATACTCTTTGCGCTTTCGGTTTTTGCTGTCTCTAACTTCTTTGCATCAAAGACATCAACGATGGCATCACCTTGGGTTTCCCACTGAAATGTCTGATATGAGGTAAAGAGGTCTGATTCAGTCATTCGCCCTATGATTTCTTTTTGTTTTTCTTTATCTCCGTTTATGACTGCTTCTGTAAAAGCGTCTGAAAGTATGCTTCTTTCATTGATTTTTGCATTATCAATAATCTTGGATGCTGCGTCAGCCATGAGATCATCATCAACACCTGCTTCCTCGATAAGCTTTTTAGCATCTTCTCTTGTATATTTCTTGTCTTCAGCCGCCCACTGACCAAGAGTAGGTGCAACACCCCTGTCCCATCGCAACTTGAGTTCAGCTATCCTGTCGTCTGTCTCTGAGTTTTTCTTTAAAAGAACCTCTTTTCTTACAAGATTTTGCTGTTCTAAAGTAAGTTCATTCCCCCCATAAGTTGAATTAAGCATCTGTTTTTCTACAGTTGAGCCAAGATCGTTGTAATCAATATTTCTCTCTATATCCTTTTCTTCTGGGTTCTCTTTTCTCTTCTCGTCCAAAACGCTAAGCCAGTTCGCTTTCACGTCTCGCCCGATTTGAGCGTCTATAAGCCTAGGGAGAGCTTCTTGTATCTTTTGCTCTACCAATTCGGGGTTGTTCGGGTGTTGTTCTTGCAAGACTTCCCTGTACAGCATAACTCTTTTGCCAAATTCATCTGCTTCATTATATTCTTTGTTTTTCTCAACAATAGGAGTTGCAATATCTTCTTGCTCAACACCTCCTGCAGGGTTGGAGAAACTAAGTCCTGTATCTCCCCCACCCTCCACTGAGTCTGTAGGCAATCCAAAACCTCTTGCTCTGGCGATTGCACCTATATCGTCAGCTATTTCCAGTTGGGATAATTCGCTTGCACCCATTTCTTCGTTTTCTTGTTTTATCTGAAGCAGTGCAGTGGTGTTTATATTAGATTTTGCACCCTCCATATATACAGCAAACTTACCTTCTTTTAGTTTTTTCGTCACACGTGAGTTATAATTTGGGGTTATCTCATTTTCAATAAAAGCTTTCATATGTTCTTCAAAAGCTTTCACCCTTTCTTCTCTTGGGATAGGGTCTGTTATCTTTTCATAGTTTTCATCTATCCCGGTCGCATACATATCCTGTACCCGTTTGCCTTCAGCCTCTATTTTTGCGTAAGCCTGTACTTCGTGCTTGTTGTCATTGACTGCTATTGCTGTTGATGCTATCGAATACGTGTGTTGAGTCAGACCTGCTATTGCAAGTAATCCTTTTCCAGCCTTGTCCGCTTTTATTTGTGCTTCTGCATTTGATACGTACATATTTTTTCCTTATTAGAATCCCATCCAAGATACAGCCCATTCCCATCCATTAACGTCTGATGCTGTATCATACGCTTTTGCTGAGATGTCATACTGCTTAGCATCCTGTTCCATGTCAGCTATCTCGTCCTCATGTTTCGCATAATCAACAAACGCCTCTTCCAAAATTTTATTTGAATCGATCTCTTTCTGCTTCCTGTAATTCTCTGCAGATTGACTTCCAGACCTTGTTATTCCAGTCATCTTGTTTATAGCATTGCTTCTTTGGTTTTCGAGATATTGCATCGCTCCGTCTTTTTCAAGCTTATTGGAAAGCACTTGTATCGTCTCAGCGTTTGCTCCTGTGCCTGCGGAGGTCCTTATCCCACTTGTTGCCCCTGAAGCCTGTGCTGCACCTGTAGCCTGAGCTTGTGCCATATCCATAGCTTGCATTTCAGATAGACTCAACTTTGAAGCAGACTCTGCCTCTATACCGGTTATTTCTGTGTCTTGCTTGGCATTTGACATGTCCTGCCTACCAAGTCTGGTGTAGTTTTCAAGTAGTTTTCCGTAAGAAGTGTTTGATCCTAGTTTTGCTATGAGGTTTTCTGAGGATAGAGTCCCTGCTTTTAATGCACTGAGAAAATCTGCTCCATGAGTCTTTGTTATGCTCTTGTCAAACAACGCTTTCGTGTCTTTTTGTTCTGTGCGTAATCTTTCCGCTGTTTTTCTCGCTAATTCCGCATTAGCTTTATTCTGAGCCTGCTCTTTCTTTTTTGATGCAACATTCCCTATTGCCCATGTCGCTGCTCCGACTATTGCTGCTGCCCACATTAATTCACCTCCACATCTACAGACATTGAAAGGATTGTGAGGGGATTGTCTCCAAAGCTTTGAATCTGGACTCTCAATTCTTTTTCAGATCCACCGCTTAGTGATTTTTGATAATCCTTGTTCCCCACCGCATCAAAAGTCTTTTGCATGGTTTTCCCTTGGCTACCAATATACATTACCCCTGAATCAAGGCATCTAACAACAATAGACTTCATCTTTTTATTCATGCCCATCGTATTTGACCCATCTTCCACTATATCGTATCTGTTCATCTGCATGAATGATTTGTATTCCAGTCCGACATCGGTAGTGTTTACATACCTATCATTAAAATGAACTTTCTCTGAGAAGTCAAAATATTCAAGCTTGAACCCGTCAACGCCACGGTCTACAACCGCAATGAGTTTCTGTCCTGATATGCTGTCAAGAACTGCAAGAGATATGATCTTATCCTCTCCTACGTTCCATTGTGACCATGCTTGTATCCCAAATCTCTCGTCAAAAGTCAGAACGCTTACGGTACCGTCTGAGAGTACTACAAAAACCATCGGGTACGGGCTAGACATGGTTATTACTTGCCTTGCACCAGAGTGTACAAGGTGATCTGCCGTAAAGCTAAGATTATTGAATCCGTAGCCATTTTCGCCTGCTCCGTATTGTGAAAGGCTGTACCCGTTCTGTATGAAGAAAAACCCACTTCCCAATTTTTTAGACTGGAAGAATTCACTCCCATAGTTTGACTTTTGTGAGGCGGACTGTTGTGTCGGGTCAATATTGAATGGGATAACCCACTCAGAGGATTGTGTGCCGACTACAATATCACCCAGGGAGTCTATCCACATGATCTTGTCATTCCGGCCACTATTCAATTGGATTTCCATAGAGCATTCCGCAGTGATGACTTTGTTCGTCTCTTCAATATCGTCTTGGAACTCGGTAGGGTCTGTCATGTCGTAATACGTATTTCCGTCAGAGTCTGTTTTTGTAGGCCATGTCGATACAGGTTTCCAACTAGGAACAGTTGTTGTTACGAAGTCAAATATTATAAAATTCCTATGCCCTTCCAATAGATTGTAAGGTCGTGATATCCATATGGTTGAAGGTTGGTCGTTTGTGCTCGCTAGCCATAGCCTGTCTGCGTTAATAGACACTACGGAGGGGTAAGTGTTAACTCCGTTGCACAAAGTCCGTGACAGGCCGTCTAGCGTTGTACCAGTTGTTATGATGAAATTCTCAAAACTCACATTTGCAGTCAGTTTCAAAATCTTTACCATATGGTTTTTGTGAACAATGTACATCTGGTTGTAATATTGGGCATATTGGATTTCCCAAATTTCACTTCCTGTGTATTCTGTAGGTATGTAGTCCAATGTAGTTAGTGTTACAGGGTCTTCGTATGTAAGCCGAGTCAATCCTGTAAGCCCGTCTTTGAATATTTCGAGTTTGTTTGCTGAAAATGCAAGGAGATACGAATCAGTTTTGCTTACAATAAAAGCCTCAATACGTGAATTGAGGCAATCTGAGATAATTCTTGTTGGAGGCCTGCGTGTTATCCCACCCTGTAGCATTGTAAAGAAGTTTTCCAGCTTCTCACACCCCTGAGGGAGTATCGCAAGGTCATTTCTTCCCCCTAGCTTTTGTGATATCTCACCATATGTCCAGTTGTTAGTATAGGACTTCTGTGCCATTAGAGAACCCCTCTGTTGGTAGCGTGCAAGACTTCCGTCCTTGTCATTTCATCTATCAACTGGTTATTTGCCCCATCATTATATTCGTGGTCATTACTAATGTTCTCTGATTCTAGGATACTTGAAAGCGTCAACTGGTAGAGTTGTGCCGCAACTGTCTGTGCTGAGCTTTCAGGATCGCTGAGAGGTGCGATGTGCAAGGCTAGCTGATAAGCTATAAGGGATAGAAAATCCTCCGGTTCAAGATAGTTTCCATCAACATCCATTCTTATCTCATCTTCAATATACTCAAGTGTCGGATTCTCAACCTCACACCACAAGATTCCAAACCTTACAGCAAACGCATTCTTACGTGTTCCGTTTATCTGGACTACACGCAAGAAATTCGGAGGTAGAACATACCCATATTTGTATTGTGCCCAACTCATATAAGGCCAATCAGCTTCATCCTTCCCTTCAACAGGTTCTTTTTTCCTATCTGTTAGCTTGACCATCTTTACCAGGAATGAGAAATCCCAAGCTTTGAGAACGTAAAGAACACACTTGTTGAAATAGATATTGAGAAGGTTTAACTCCTTGGTGGGAGCGTCTGGCTCAAGATCGGTGAGTTCGATGTCAAGGTCGAGTACCGACAATGCCATCTTATACAATTCAAGCTTGTTCATATTTACCCCTAAAAAAATCCGTGGGAAATCCATTGTCTCCCACGGTATCTTTGCTTTTCGATCAAATTATACCTTTTTCTTGGTAGGCTTCTTTTCAGAGTCTTCCTTTTTAAGGCTAGGTTCCAAATCTTTTTCAATCGCTTTCTCAGCTTTGTTTATAAGTTGGAAACAATCATGATCGAATTCCGTGCCAGCAGGGACAAGCCAATGTTCCCCTCGCTTATGATATCTGTTATCGAAATAACATTCCGATATGCAGATATATTCATCGTTGAGGTTTTTTAGGCTCATAACGGCCTCACTACTGCAAACAACTCACCTGCTGTGAAAACTTCCGTTCCCACAACAATGCTCAATCTGATGAGAGCACCACAATCGCCAGGAAGAGTCATCCGTTGAAGGGGAATAGCCTCATTCTTAACAAGAGCAGCCTCTGCAAAGGTTGACACGTAATGGTTCTTCCATGTGGTGCCATCGTCTGCACTTGATTGCAAGGTGATTGCTACTGTAGCAGCCTTTCCTGCCGAAGCACCTGCCTTGAGACAGTAAATCTCAAGAGTGTTGTTATCGGGGAATTGCTGGTTCGGAGCCTCGAAGTCAATAGCTCCTGCAGTACCAGCAGTGGCACTTACAGCAGACCCTGCAAAAACCACTGCGTCTACTGCGAATGCAGCATCTTTAAGGCTGATGTTGCCTTTGCCAAAATTTCTCTTAATCTCATACAGCATAGGTTACTCCTTATACTTCTGTTGGAACGACAGCTTCAGTCCCAAGCATCGAATCGACCTGGCGGAGGACGAAACGGTCGAACATGACATCACCGATTGCGTTCTGTGGGATTGCATCACGGTAAGTAACAGGCTTCACTTGGTCGTCATAATAGGAGTTCAGACCTGCAAGAACGTTACCAGGGGCATAAATTCTCACACGGCTCTTAAATTCCATAGGAAGAAGAGTGAAAGCACGATAGAGGTTCTTCCGGAGGTTCTTCATCTGTGCAATGAAAGTCTCACCGGTTGTCTCTGTCTCGATGTTTCCGATACGGATCACGGAATATCTGTTTGCAACAGAAAGGCCGGTCATCATCAGAAACTGTGTCTTCTTCTCGAAGAAGTTCTTCCCATCCTCTACTATGACCTGCCAGTCACCCTTAGTGACCTGAATACCAGCGGTTGAATGGTAACGGGGTGTAAGCATGTTAGCTGCACCACGGCCCCAAACCACCATAAGGACAGAAGACTGCTTGTTTGCAGTTGTTCCACCGTTTCCAAGGGTAAGGAATGCTGGCTTTGTAAGGTCTTTGTTGACCTTAGTAAAGCGTGGCATAATACCTTGGAATTCTCTGGTATCACCAGTTCCGTAGATAAGGGTCTTCTCGACATCCAAACCCATAGAAACGACATGGTCCATCTGGTCTTCAGACTCCACCCTCTGCGGGTCAGGTGCGATCATGTTTTCTTTCTGTCTCGATACCTGCCAAGACTCGATGATACCGAGTTTGTCAGTGTAGAGTTCTTTGTGCCCTTTAGATGCCGCTCCGCCCTCGTCAACGGTCACCCATGCGTTCTCAGGAAGTGAGAGCTTTCTCATTCCTGTATGGTCAAGCATTCCGGAAGCTTCTATGAAGGAAGCATCAGGAACGATTGCAGTGGTCTTTGTGATTTCATCAACAATGTTGGTGATATCTGGGTTTCCAAGACCCATAGCCATCTCACTTAAAGTTCTATAAGGTACGCCCATTATCTAGCTCCTATGTTCTCCAAGGCTCTCTTTCTTGTCCTGGCTTTGGAGTGAGGAAGGATTCAGATTTTTTCTGCCTTCCATATGTTACGTTGTTTGACATTGGAACATCCTGTTCCGATATCCCTGAACCAATCTTTGCTAGCAACTCTTGTACAAAAGGATTGTTCTCGACTTGAGTCAATTTCAGATTCTTGTCAAGTTCGCTCCCCTCCGGGACTAACTCTTTGTACGCCTTTTCAGCGAACGCACGGTTCTTCTCGAATTTGTCGCCCCACTCAGATTTTAGGACTGTTTCACAGTCTTCTGCACCAGTCTTCCTGTAGGATTCCATCGTAGAGGTGATCCCATCTGCAATCGCAGCATGTATTGCTTCTGCCATTTCTGGTGTAGCATTGTTTGCCTTGAGAGCTTCCTCAATCCCTTTCTGATAAAGTCCTTTAGAGTCGAATGTAGCATCGAACTGTTTGGAGAATTTGTATTCCGTAGGAACATCTCCATCCTTTTTAACATCAGGGCTTCCTGGTTCTTCCTTCTTCCCATCGATCTGTCCAAAAAGTTTGTCCATCGCATCACCGATACTGGTCATACCGTCAAGGCGTGGGTCTGTTTTGTACTTGTCAGGGAGTTGGGCTCGCCATTTGTCCGTCTGCTGATTAGATTCAGGGGTCTTATCAACAATATCCGCACCATCTTTAGGTTCAAGAAAAGGAGCATCACTGGTTGTGGTGTCTTTTGTCTCTACCAATTCAGGAGTTTCTTTTGCTGCAACGTCTCCATTCACTTTCATAGGTCACTGTCCTTTTGAAGATTTTTCTCTTCAGTTGTCATTCTATACGATAATTCCAAATTGTCAAATGCCCAATCAATAAAGATTTGTAGCACCTCGACATCAAGGAACCCCAATTCCTCTAATTTTGCTATCCCCCAATTCCTGAGTTCCAGCTTGTCCACACTTATCTGGTCGAATATACCGTGGTCAATAAGTATTCTGAGAAGTTCTTGCCTACCTGAAGGAGTGTCGTAAGCTTTCCTCATCTCAAGTCGTGCACTCATATCCTCGTTTGAGAATTTAACTTCCTTTCTTAGCATCAGTTTTCTCCCATAGAGTTGTTGTTGTTGCTACGCCCACCATTGTTCCTGTTTATCTCGGACACTTGTTCCTCTTGATTCATTGCAAGCTGTTGCTGCATCATTTGAGCCTTTAACTTTCTCTGCTCTGCAACATCAGCCTTCTCCTTCAGTGCGCTATGAGGAAGCCCACTAGCTATCATTGTCAGTCTGGTGAATTCGTCCATGTCGATATTATCCAAAGCGTCTTCCTGGTTCATCTGCAGAAGCATCTGCATCCTCTCCATTGAGGCGTTCAGACCGTCTTGCATCGTGTAGGTCTTGATATTCCTCGCAAGAGGTCCGTCAAGCTCTATCTTGAGCAATGGGTTCTTAACCCTCATGAGTTCTTTAGGAGGTGGTGGTATCCTCCCATTGCGTGCAAGAAGATATATGGTTCTTTTTATGATAGGGTCTATCTTCATGTATTGGGTTGTGCCGAAAACTGATGACAGAAGTACCAGACTCTCATTCTTTATCATTGTTGCTTGTGTGGCGGTCAGAACCTTGTCCTGTTGCATAAGATATGTGAATAGGTCGTTATACATCAATTTCTTGAGCTTAGCTTCCTGATCCTTTATCTTATTCTCAGCCCAACTCATATCTATTGTGGATTGTATAGGTCTTGGAATGCTTTCCATATCAGTAATATATGTTCTGGAACCAGGGTCTAGATTCAATCTTCCTTTTAGATTCATAGGAGCTGCTATCGCAGGGTCTACGCTCTTGTCGATCGCCACCAACTCTTTTTCACTCATTTTATTGAGACGTTTGAATTCATCTATAATTTTAATCACAGGAGAAGTTCCGTAACATGAGTTTCCGTTAGGCTCCCAAATATGCACAGCTACAGGGAATGTGTCAAAACCGGACTCTTCAACAATCGTATTATCCCTTGAACAATAAGTGACTGATGCATAAGGTTTGCTTGTGGACAGTAATGTTTTCCCTTTTCTATCCCTCATGCCCTTTCTTGGATATATCCCCATGCAAAATTCGTTAAGTGTCTCGCCTTTGCCACCTTTTATGTCGGCCATAATCTTTTCAGGGGTGTTTTCCCCATATTTTTCATAAGCCTGGTCTGAAGTGAGGTCGAAGCGGTAAAAAATCGTATCAACAATTCCCAAATGATTCATATCAACCCAAAATTCCCAAGGGGCGATGGTGTCGTAGATGCATTGTCCGGTCTCAGGGTCGTCCATAATGAATTCTGCCGATATTCCTTGAGCTATACAGTCCCTTGATGCCAACTTGTCGGTAGGATAGAAGTTTGAGGCGTTCAATTCCTTGTAGGTATTCTTCAGAATCAACTCCATATAGTCGTTGGCACCGTAAAACTCATCACTGCTCTCAAAATTAGGCCCTTCAAAAAGAAGGTTGAACCATCTGATTGAGGGCGATATCAAATTCCCCATGAACCCGTTGACGAACTCATCGAAAGCCTCGATCCCTGTAGCGTTGAACAGTTTTATGCGTGGGATAGGTGACTGTCCTTTTGTATATTCGTCCGTTCTGTGATTGACGTAGGCACACGCCTCCCACCTAACGCTCTCACTTTTCAGTCTTGCTTGCTTGAGGATGTTCCACCTCTTCATGAAGGCTTTTGCAAGTTTTTCTTTTGGGGCATCCTGTAATTCTTCGTTTCGTCCGAGGTACCTTTTTGTACCGTCATCTAATCCTACAAGGTTTTGTCTCATGTCCTATTCCTTTACAGAGGGCTGTACACAGCATCCTCTACATCCCTGAACTTTATTCCCTTTTCCTCTAGCTGCATACGAACACGGTCCTGGATCATGATGGGGTCAGGGAAGACCATTTTCTGACTTACCTTATCCTGTGCTATCCATGCCAAGCAGTCAAGAGCATCATCATGAGACGCAAGGGGATACATCTCAAACTCCTGCTTGATGAAAGTATCCACCATATTCTCTTCCTCGAACTTCCAGTTTCTCCTGCTATGTCCACGGGGGAACCATATCCTATGCTCCCTGAAAAGAGGTTCCAATGCTCCTATTCTCTGGTCTTTTGACGCATAAGAGGATACTTCGGTGATCTGGAAGCGGTAATCCTGTATTTCCTGCACGTACTCTATGTGCTGAATGTCTGACTGCATGGATATCTTCTCGTAGAATACAGGTGGTTTTATGTTGTTATTGGTATACTTTCTCATTAGGGAGAACAGTGCATCAGTCCTCTCAGTAAGTTTCATCTTATCCCTTATGACATCAAGTATGTAATAGTTCCTATCCTCCCCAAACCCTATAACCCACATGGTGGTGTAGTCGCTCATCTTCTTCTTGGAGTCTGCAGGGTCTACAAGGATATACACAAGCTTCTCCGATATCTTCGTTCTATCGTAGTACTGTATCCACTCCGGCAAGAAAGCTTTTGAGGAGTTTGCCTTCGGATCGCAAAGCATCTGTGAGGCAAAGATTGCAGTGGACATGGCCTTTCTCTTGAACTGCAACTCCTCCTGGTCGTAGAGCACACCTTTCCCGTCCGAGTCTATGCAGGGATAGACCCTCGGTTTGGCGTACCCTTTCTTGATGATCTCGTTGTATGTGTCGTTGTAATGATAAAAAGTCCCGATTATGCGAATCCTACGGTCACCTGAAGAGCCTGTGTTCAAGGACATTTCAAACTGTGCCGTAGTCTTGCGAATCATATCAGAAGTAGTAACACTATCAGGGGTGACAACATCATCGTACACAAGCAGATTATAATGCCCCCCCGTTCGTTGCCCAATGACGAGTCCAGACGCTTCAACAGTCTGCTCCTTAGCGGTGCTTTTTCTTTTGACACAGATTGCCTCCATTCCCCAAACCATCTGCTTAGTCTCACCCTCAGGAGTTTTCCAAGAGGGCTTTCCTACATCATCGAATAATATGTCATCGAACAGCTCTATCAGCATCTTGTTGCTTTCCAGAGTGTGCTTGATCTGTTTTAGGAATTTCTTTGCAAGTGTTGAGGAGTAGGCGTAGATACAGATGGTGATCTCAGGGTCTATCAGGATATCCTGGATAGTCTTGGCCCAGGTAATGATTGTGGATTTGTAGTGGTCACGTGCCCATATATCCAAGTACCCGTCAGGGTCAGCCTGCACTTCGTTGCAACGGTCGTAAAGCCAATCCCTCTCATGAATCGAGCCGTCCCTGCGTACATAGTGATCCAGGTCAGTCCTTCCCAATACGTAGACAAGGAGAAAGAAGATGTCGTTACGACACATGAAGCGCATCCACTCCTTCAGGACGCCCTTCTCACGAGCCTCTTCCATAAGCCTCTTGACGTTCTTGTGATAGTCCTTCTTCAGCATTCGTGAATCTCACAGAAACCATCGTTGATTGTAAAGAAAGACCCTGCTACTGCGTGGTTCTCCTCTACGAATCTCTTGGAGACATGGAACTCACCTTCCGTAGTACATAACAAAGCATCGTCTCTGCTAACCAACACCATCAATATCATCATCGTCTTCCTCCTCTACATCCAAGGCAAGAGCCTTCTCTTTCCTCAGGTTCTTCCCAAGTATCTTATCGCTCCTCTCAAGGAAAGTTTGGACAAGCTGTTCCTCGATCTTGACCGTATGGTTTACCTCGCTCTTCTTGGGTGCTGCAAGACCCATGATGTTCGCAAGAGCCTTCGCAGCCTCTATCTGATCCTTAGCCTTGATACCGACCTCGTAGACTTCCCCGTTGCTCTTCTTCGCAGAATACTTCCCCTGTCCCTTCATTATCCTCGTGAGGGTGGTTATGACTTCCTCTGCAGTGACGATGCTCTTGTCTTCCAGTATCTCTCGCCTCTTGTTGATCTCAGCCAATACCCGGGGCTTGTTGTACATCCTGTTGGCATACGCTGTCATGGTGTTCTTCTTGCCCTTACCAACGTACCCCGCATCTTTCAAAGCCTGGACCTTGTCCCCGTGAAGCATGAAGTGAGCAACAAACCTCTTCTCATAATCCGTAAGCTCGCTCATACCATCTCCTTCTTCATATAAAACCACTATACATCACTAATACGGTTAATGAAAGTCCCAAAACGGGGGAATCCCTCCCAGGTCTGAAATAACTTTTAAACCATAAGCTACTATACAGACGTTAATTACCCCCCCCCCACACCGTGTACAACCCCCACACACCCCTATTCACCTTCTACCTACCCCCCACACTCATCTTTTCCTTTGATACATAATTCACTCTTTT